GGTGGGTTCTTTTTTGAAAATAGATCGGGGACTTTAATGCGTGTCGCATGGTTTGGATTTGGAGTATCAGGATAATATGGCTACTACGATTGTATTAAAAGAGATCAACCTTAAAGTTAACGGGGCGCAGGTTACACTCGCTGATAATTCGACACGAGTTCCAGCTTCCCAATACGTAACGCAGATACGCTGCGAGTATCATGCTACTGCTGACGACGGAACAGTTGCCACTGCGTTTGGTCGAATCGATTTAGCGGCTCCGGGAGATAGAGCGGCGAACGACTTTATTGCCTATGCGAATCTTACAGAAAACTGGGCTACTGCATTAGCGGAAACATGGCGAGCTGCTAATGGCGTAGACGCCAAACTCGCTGCAGAGATTTCACGATTACAGTCATTGGACAAAGTGGTTGAAACACCACCGTGGAAGGCATGATCAAAAAAGTACTACTAATCGCAGGAGGCGTGACGGGCGTCGTAGGCAGAGAAAGATGCGGCAAAAAAATAAGGAGATGAGTTATGCCCAAGGTGGGAAAGAAATCGTATAGTTACAGTTCCGCTGGAATTAAGGCAGCCAAGAAAGAAGCGAAAAAGACAGGGAAACCGGTCAGGAAGCCGAGAAAAAAATGAACGAAATAGAAGAGCAGATTGAACGACTGAACGAACAATTGCAACAACGTGGCAACATACTGATTGGTAATTAATGGCATTTAATCCAATCGCGTGTGGCAAGTGTATAGCTAAGCTTAGCGTTAGGATCAGTGGGTATGACCCTCGGAATATGGTCAAGCAGTGTGCGTGGGAATGCCTGAAAGCAGGAAAGGGGCCAAAGAAGTTCCGGAACTGTCTGAAAAAGAAGATCATGACGGTGGTCCATGATACCACTCATGCAGAACAAGTAACCAAAGAAATCTGGAGCGAAATTAATAAAAAATGCAGTTAGTCCTGCGTATAGCCATAGGCACTGTTTGCATTTTTGGGGTTGCTGTGTTGTGGCATTTTGTGGAAACGTGGACGCAGTGACATGGCGCGTAAATTTAAAGACCCTAACAAGTTCAGCTCATTCGGCGAAATCAGAGACGAATACAAGCGGGCGTTGTCTGAGCTTGAACAGTGCAAACGTGAGAGGCAGTTGGCGTTTGCTACAAGCTCACAGGACCGCAAGACGCTAACCGGCACACGGGCCGAGGTAAAGGAAAAGCAACGGTCTGTAGATTTTTTGATCACCAAATCGGAGCAGGCCGCAAGTATCCAAAAGCAGTCTGCTGTCAGTTCAAGCGTTGCAGCATTTTGCTATACGAGTCTTTTTTATTGGTGGCAAACGACCGGTTATCCGGGTGGTACAGAATGGGAGCCCTACTTCAATGATGCACTGGTCACGGCGGCAATAATGTGGGGTCTGGCAAATAGTGTTAGTTGGCTACAAAAAATTTATTATGCCACAAGTTAGGGATTAACATGGACCCCAGTGCAGCAGTTGATCCATTGACATACCTCCTTACGGGAGGTACAGGCATGGGAGGAGGAATTGCAGCGGGAATTCTCGTCTCACGGATGCTCAACCAAAGGAATGGATCGAACAATGGTGGGCTTAAAGATATTGCAGACAAGTTGGACGATACAAACGAATTATTGAATGAGCTGTTACGATCACAAGCAAGGCTTGAGGGTATTCTATCTTCGTCGTATAATAAATGAGGACGAGTAGATTAAAAAGGAGATAGCATGATTGAAAAAATTGAGTCACGGCGAGAAGAATTAGTTGCAGCTCACGGCAAAACTAAAGAAGAGATTGCCCAACTGGAACAGCGATTGGTACAACTGCGCAGCAGTTTGCATCAAATTGTAGGTGCAGTTGCTGCATTAAACGAATTACATCCTCCGACCTCTGACCTATCTACTAATGGTCAGGCAGTAGAGGAGGAATTAGAGGAGGAACCTGCATGAATTTTTTAACAGAAATTGCTCAAAAGCTGAAGTCACGAAAGCTGGTTGTGGGGGCGGGGACCCTCGCCGCTGCGGGGACGGGTAGTGTCGAGCTGACATGGCCTATGGCTGCGGTTGCTTGTGCTTATGTGCTGGCTCAAGCTATAGTTGACAGGAAGTAAGGATTTACTATCTTAGTAGAGAGCCTGCCGGGTGATCAGGCTCTCCTTGCTGTTTAGCGTCCTTGGTGCGGCCACGCAAACCCAGTTGTGGCCTTTGTCGCCAAGGACGTTTTCTTTTTGATAAAGGTTAAAGATTTAACTTTCGCTGAATTGGCGCAGGCCCATGTTGAGCCTGCGCTTTTTTGTATCCGTCAGTTAGTGATGTGATCACATGCCCTATCGCGTTGCGGCGTTCCGTCATATGCTTAATCGTTTCGGTGATATCTCGCCATGTTATATCGTAATGGTATCCCCTGCCATGGCTTGCAATGGGATGTCCCTCATGGCGCAAATGCGCTATAATTGCCCTTACAACGGGGCCTGATATTGACAGGGATGTTTCGATTTCCTTAGAGGTGACAGGATTCTTTTTTGTGCGCTTGGACAGTCCAAGCAATACACTGTTACTGTGAAGGGCAATAGCTTTGCTGTGTTTTTGCGTATTGTCATCAAATCCAGTTAGTGGCATGTGTTAATCTCCTTTTGGGTGGTAGTTTTGGTAGTCTTGTCCTGCCGCATGGGCAGCATCAATGCGGTCGATGATGGACCTATACATTTCTGGGTCAATATTTAAAACTCGCGTTGCCCAGTTGTCTGGATCTACAAGCCAATCACGGAGCTTACGGGCCTCACCCGTAAGCTCCTTTTTTAAAGACTTGTTGTAATCTTTACACGCCTGTTCAACGACTGCTGCTGCCAGTTCTCGATGAGGATTCCAAGCCGCCCCCCTTGACCGGCGAAGGCGACTTCGGCGTGAGCTAAGAGATGATTTCGGCATCGAAAGTCTCCTGTATGGTTTGTATTTTTCCAGCTTCTTTTGCCGTTACTGGGGGCGCAGGTTCGCGTATAAAAGATTCCCTATCGGACGAGAGATCCATTTCGTTAATCTGACCGGGCTGGACGCGGAAGCTGGGGCCATGCCAGCCATAAATGAAAGAAGTTGCAGGGGGGTGGATAGATCCTTTACGGCTTTTAAGGATCTGTACTCTCATTACTCGATCTTTGCTATGGAGTTCAGGACGATGGATGCCCAATACCAGATCAGCCCCTTCTTCAATCACCCCCGAATCACGGCCAGAGCTTAAACCGAAATGCGAATCTCCCTCGTCGCCATGATTACGTGAGATCTGGGACAAGACAATGATCGCACAATTACATCGCTTACTGACTGCCTTTAGGGAGGCTGCTATTTCTGACACGGCCTGATAAGAGCTTACAGAGGAATTGCCTGCACTTGTGGCTCGGATCAATCCCATATAATCTATGCAGGCGACCTCTACGGCACCCGTATAGTCAGATTGACGTTGAATAGCTTCTTCGATCTGAGCCATGGACATATTTGGTTGAGCGCATAAGAAGGAATTGTCCCACCATGGCAAATTCATCAGGTCACGATTGCCTGTGAAATTGGCTTCGATTTCATTTGCACTGACACCAGCCTCAATCGCACACTGACGTTCGACAACGCGAGCCAGCGTCATCTCCAATGAAAAAAACAAAACCTTATGGTTGGCCATTGCCATGTTCCGGAGCATGTTCAGCGCGAAGGCGGTCTTGCCGCTTCCCGTTTTGCCCAACAATATGACCACCTCACCAGACCTTATGTGGCGATGTCGTTGGTCAATCTCCTCGTAACCAGTTTGGATCTTTGCGCCGGGATTATCCAGATAGGCTTGGTATTGGTGTAGGGATTCGCGTCCGTTAAAAACTTGCACTCCCTGATCGGCATCCAGATCTGCATCATTGCCGTATGCCGATTTGATTTTATCCCACAAAACATTTGGACCATTAGTGGTAGTTAGGGGGGTTACCATCGTGTTATCCCACATCTGTAAGACGTTATATGTTTCGTATGCTGGCACCCCCCAGTTGCGAAATTGCCTTGCCTTCCAGTATACATGATTGTCGCGCCCGTCCCCTTCCTTCAGGTCCGTTGGGAATGATCCCTTCAGGGTTTGGTGATCGACGGGGACTTGCGATGCAGCCTTCGCAGGGGTCTTCTGACAGTCCAGCCAAATTGCCCCTAATTCTGGGACCTCTTGGCATCGATTGAATGGGACGATGTCGTTGTCACCTGCCGTTACGGCCATCTCTTGGACATCTTTCACCGTTGCGGCCAAGAATTCCTTGGTGGGGATGCGTCTTTTGTATAAGTCGGTCGCATCGTGCTTAGTCATGGGATGACGTAACAGGCGTTTTTGATCGTAGATTGCAGGGTCTATGTTGTGGGCCTCCCCCAATCTCAATGCAAGGGTGCGCAGTTTTTTGTAGAGAGTGTCACTGGGTGCCCAGTTCCCAAAGAATTGAGCTGGCAGATAAATATGATAGCCCTTACGCCCACTGAAAAACACATTGATCTGATCAGCAGGCGCATTGAAGCCGTTGATCATCTCCCCTAAGAATTGTTGCGCTCGTGTGTGAGACAGTTCGAGTTCGGCATCGTCAAAGTCGAAAGGCACAAACGGAGCGTAGCTGGGTCCGGTATAGCCACGGACAGTTTCTCTTTCGGTCAGGTAATCATGGAATGACTTGTCAAAGCGGTGAACGCTGACAAATGCCGGTTTTGTGCTGTCTTTTTTAATTTCGGCGATGGCCTCAGAAATTTTCATAACGCGGCCTCGCTTATTGATTGATCCGATTGCGACTTCTACGTATTTAAAATCTTCGTAATTCATGACTCTCTCTCTGTGGGTGATGGTTGCATAATTCTAAAAATAACGTGCTATATGTTCGTCCAAATGATGAATGTTGCGCCACGGCAATTGTTCTTGCAACTCTTCACGAATTCCGTCATGTGACTCCTGCATCTGCATCTGGAGAAAACACGCCCTTTCATTTGGAAGTTCCTGTTGGGAAGTCAGTAATGTGCTTGGTTGACCTCGGGCAATATGCTCTAAAGATGCTGAAATCGTTGCTTGTGGATCGCCCATTCTAAGGAGTTTATTTCTTTCTTCTTTTATGTTGTTTATTCTATCGCAGATTTCAATCCAATTGGCATGGTCCATTGTGTAATAATCAACTATAACAGATGGTAGTTCGCGGTTTTTCACCTTTTCCAGAAACAATTCACCAATGATTTCTATAATTGATAGTTTTGCGATGTCAGCCGATACCTGAAAAAATTCACCCGTGCCAACGCGATATTCATTGAGAAGATCGTGGACTAATGTTTCCACTGTGCGGCAATCAAAATAAAATTTACCCTTGCTGAGTAGTGTCGCTGGTGAGGGAAAAGATTTTTCCAAACAAAATTTGTCAGGCACACCTGACGAAAGGGTCGTTAATCGTTTTTTTATGTTTTTACTGAATCCAATTTTTACCATGTCCTTGAGATGTTTATTGCTTGCTATATAAATCTCTCCTTCGGGGCTTGTTGTCGGTTTCATTGCACTCGAATGCATAGACAATATTTGCTTTTTGCATGGGTGATGGTTGCTTTTGAGTCTATAATTCAAATTCATGATTGCATTGTTCGCAGGTTACTTTTGTTCCGTGGGTAGGAGGATCTATCTGGACAATGTTGTGGCGCGTCCGACGCTCTCCTGTAGCATCGATGCTCCATCGATACCATTGAGCAAGGACAACGATGAAACGAGCGTCTGCGCGATTAGGATCGTTCTTGTCCCCTGCCTTACACTGGGGGCAGGCCCATTTCAGTTTGCGGTTTTTGCGGTAGCGAGCAGTGAATTTATCGGCACTTTCAAATCTCCTTTGCTTTTTGGGGTGTGGTTTCTTTTGGGCCATTGATTTTTTCTCCTTTTTTTTGCAGTGCCTGCGACCACTCCACATGCCCATCCATTCCTGTAAAGCCGGACGATCCGGCTTGAGATGAGCCGCCGCTATCGTCTCCCCAGATCGACAGATCGGCGATCACCGCAGAGCAGTGCCCATCGCATCTGCGAATGACATGATCGCAGGCACTTATTTCAGTTGTCCCCTTACCGTTACAACGATGTGTGGATTGTCTTTTTCGGGGGGCTTAAACGTGTCATGCAAGCCGATGATACCAGCCCAGTTGTCCTGTTCAATGATTTGTGAATGCTGTAATTCGTCGAGTATATATTTGCGAGCTACGGCTGACACATTGTCAGGATCTGCGCGGCGGTGTGGAGGCACAAAGGCAAATGACACATGGACAGGCCCTGTGGTGGGTCGCATACGGGCGATAATGATTTGGACTGCTATGATGTCATGCCATTTTTTCTTTTCAGAACTTCTCTTTTGCCAGTGGGTGGCGGTCTTTTGGAGGAGATCGTTAAGGGTGGGCATCCCCCATGGGATTGTCACTTGTTGCGCTACCAGCTTAATGGAAGCAATCATGAAGAAGAGGGAGGAGGATTGACGCCGACACCACCAATGTCGGAATGGTGAAAGGAGCGAAATACCATTTTGCGCCCTCCCTCCTCCCTGCTATTTCCGTGTAGTCCAGCCCAGTGACGAGCGGTAGCTGCCGCTGGGCCGTCTGTGTAATACTCTCTCTTCGCTTCTTGGTCTCGTGTGCCCAATCGCAAATCGTCAGGGGCTGTATGAATCACGCCAAATGCATGTGTTTCAACCACTTCGACCAGTGCGAGGGTGGTCAGTGGGGCGACTATCTGCCAAACCTCGTCATGGGCATCGGGCTGTATAGCAGCCCGTGCTTCTGTGAGCGATGCGAAAGTGCCCATTGGATCAAATGGAGCCCCCTCCCGATAGTCTCGGTAGGAGGCTCGCCCCAGTAAAAACATTAGAACGGGATTTCTTCGTCTGTCTGTGCGTCAGCACTTTGCGGCATTGGACTTAACGGCATCACACTGGTGGCCTCCAGATTGCCATAGACCTGTCCATTTTTGCCGGTTTTGTGCTTGACTTGAACGCGAATTTTCTTTCCTACGAATTCATCCTCGTCTACAGTTGTCATCTCTTTGGGGGTTAACGCACGATTGAGCAGTCGCTCCCTGACTATCGTCAGGTGTGCCTTATCGCCGTAGGCCAACCTCAAAAACAGCCTACCTTGCGCTCTCTCTCCGTCAACTTTTGGTGCAGTATCTGACTCAAAAACAACAACCAGCTTGGTCACTGTTTCAGGCTGACCAGTGTTAAAATTATTTTGATCGAAGTTTCTGGCTTCGACTTTGGTGATTTCGCCGTCATGGTATCCGGCACTGAGAGGCTCAAAATTACTTTTCGGTTTTTCGATCTGGGCAATAGTAGCCATTGTCGATTTCTCCGTTTAAGGGTATTCCCAAAATTTTAGCAAGATGATGCCGTATCCGGCAGCGGCTAATCGCTTTGCGGTGTCGCAAATCTACTAATATGGGATGGTTAGATTTACGCCAGCGGATGGCTGACGGTACTACAGAATTACTCATGTAATCTCCTTTTTTTGGTGGTGGTAAAAAGCGCCCACTACGATAAGCATGACAAGAGAATCCTGTCAAGCTTTTTCTATCACAGATAGAAAAATATTTTTAGCTGTTTAGCTGGCATGAATTTTGTTAAAGACTTATATAAGTTTCTACAGCCCGAAACATAAATATATATTATGGCCTGTAGAGGTCAGCTAATTTTTTATGGAGGATTTTGCATGACGGATTTAGTGGCCACATCGACAGAAATTCAGTTGTCAGAAACAAGTTATTTGCCTCCTGTCCAGTATACCTATGCAGACTGGGTAGCAGATGGTCAGCGTTTTTCTCGCTTGGGGAAGTCTCTGCTTTGGTGGATAGGTGACTGGAGTTTGTATGGGATGGATGCTTTTGGTGAAGAATTTTATCAGGGCGTATCTGACAGTGGCTACGAGCCTGAGACGATTACGGATGCACAACGTGTATGTCAGGCATGGCCTCAAGAAAGGCGATGTGCCCACCTTAGCTATAATCACCATCGTGTGCTGGTAGCAGTCCCCGAAGACCAGCGTGATCGCTGGGTGGATGATGCAGTGGCTTATGGATGGTCTGTCAGAGACCTGCGGAAAGAGCTAAATAGGGTCAGACAACAGAAAGCAATGCTTGTACTGGCCCAAACAGACCAACAACAGATCATGCTGGCCACACCGCCGTATGGTGAAAATGGGATTAAAGATTTGCCGGACCTGCCTCTGGCAGATGATTCGATGTTGTTGTTGCAATGTTGGCCATCGCATGTCCAGCGTGGCGTAGAGCAATCAGTCGCACGGGGGTATAGGATTGTCACATCCCTTATAGGGCCCCGTATAGGCCCTCCTGAGCCCCGTCATGGGATATGGGCAACAGCAGAGGCGTCGATAGTGCTAATGGGCGTTAGGGGCGATCTGACGCCCCCTCTGGAGGACGAGCAGCCCAGTCAGTTTGTAGCGTCTTTATTTGATCTGGCAGAGCAACTGGATAGGGCGTATCCGACCTTGTCAAAGGGGGTCGCTTGGAGCGACCTGAATCATCCAGCGTTCAGCTATCTAACGCCGGATGATTCTCAGGTTGTGTGATAGTTCCATGGAAACAGCCTTTTCAGGCTGTTTCCTGTTGGCGTGGTCGGGGGACGCCAGTTTGCCAGTTGGGGTTACCTCTTTTGCGCGACTTGACAAATTTGTGCAGAGCGATGAGGTCTTGACGGGTAAATTGTTTACGACCGCGTACGACCTTCCCAAGATTTAATTTTTTTGCTGTTTGTCGGACCCATCCATTGGAGCGGTTTAGGGCAAGGGCGATGTCTGTTGTGCCAAGGCTGGGGACTATGGTTGCCAGTGTTTCTTTGACGGTGGTCGTGGTTGTGGTCATTTGGTTCCTTTCATTAATTTTTTGTCCAGTTTAGATTCGATATCAATTTGTTGCTTGCAGGTACGCAATCTGTCAGCGGCTACATCTTGCCCATTATCTTCCATCCACTTGAGTAAGCGATTATAGAGACCTGCATACCCTTCGATTTTAATGCTCTGGTAGTTTACTACGTCTTCCAGTCGCGCCAGTTCTTTGGTTAATTTTGCACGGTCGCTACTGTTGTTGCCGGATCGCCAGCCCTTGGTAGCCGGAGGGCCAGCTACCAAGGGTTTTCTCAGTTCAATTCTGGCCATATAGAAAGGCCGGAAGGATTTGAACAAGCAGTGTTATGCTGGCGATGACCAGCAGGTAGGTTGCCACACTGTCAAGTCGTTTCTTAGGAGCCATTCTGGCCTCCTCTCTGATTGCATCGTGCCAATTCAAGTGCGGCCTCTTCGGCCCGTTGGGTCCATAGCTCGTCCCATGACTCCCAGTACATGGCATTGCCGTCAGGGTCGGACTCTTGCAGATGGCGGTCGATAGCCGCCAGAACAGGATCATACATCAGTCATATTCCTCCACAAGATCGGTTACAATCAGTGTCGTCTGGACTCGACGGGCACCATCTTCATCGCTGACGAAATTCTCGAAGGTCAGGTGGAGTTCGTCCTCGCCTGCGTCCAAGATGATGTCTTTGTCGTTTGCGATCACGTCAGCGATCAGGTTGGAAACTTTGGCAACTTGATCTTTCATGCTTGGTTTCTTCATTCTATTTCTCCAATTTCAGTCTAAGGTGAATAGCATTTCGGCTTCAAAAATGTGTCGATTATTTAGGCCCAGAAGGACTTCTTTTTTATTGAAATCCCTGTCATGATCTTTGGCGGTTGAGTGTGTATAAACGCGCAGGCCATCGAAGAATGATCCTTTGCTTGCAGGGCTGGCACTGGCCGCGTCGAGACAATCTTGCCATGTAGGATTGGTAATGCGGTTAGATGCGTAGTCATGATCTGTAAAAATTACGTCATATGTTGTGCCGTCTGGATCATAATTGATTCTGCCTTTTTGATCGTGGTATAATCCAGATATATTGCTCAGGGTCAATCCCGTCTTAATGGGGGTACGATATGTGCAACGAGAGTGGATTATAGACTTGATAATTCCGCGCAGGTCTGAGCATAAGATCGCCTGCCCATCGGGTCGTTTTGGGTGATTGAAATCGTAGAGACCTTGAGTCCCATACAGGGATAGATCAATGCGCTCGTCCAGCTTGCAAGCCTTTTCGGCGATTGGGTGATAGAGATCGGCCTGCGCAGGCCAGTATACGACATTGTCTACACTGGCAAGTCCGGCAGTCCTTTTGTGGGCGACAATCTTTTTGCCTCGTCTTTTCAGTGGTCTGTTGTTTAAGTTGAACATTTTTACCCCCTTTTTGGTGGATTATTTCTTTGCATGTCGCTGTTCCCAAGTCTCTTGCAATTTCTTCCGCGCCTTGGCTTCGTGTTCATCTACGTCAGCAAATGTTTCGAGGCCGGAGCGGATGTGGCTTTCAACTTTTGAGATTAGTTGAGTGCGGATGCGCTTGTGAGTGTTTATTAGGAGTTGATTGAATTCATAGCTGAATTGGTGTACGAATCGAGAGTTGCCACACGTCTTGCAGGTGTGCTGGGGGCCGATGTTGATTGTGGTTCTCATTTCCTCGATTAAATCGTGTGCTTCGGTCAGCATTTGGTGTGCGAGCTTAAGCTTCATTATGTCCTCCTTTTCACGGGCTTGCCGGTTGTATAATTGAAATCGTCCATATCTTTCTTCTTTCCTAACCCTTTTTTGAGGTCGCAATAAAGGTTGTGACAATCTTTGATACTGCGATAGGGCGTTATGACAACAATGACGTTGTCGCTGTAAAAATCTCTCACTTTTATTCGCTTGCCGGTTTCAAAGTCAATGTAATATCGGTATACTGTGCCAGTGTCTTCATCGGTGTCTGAGAGGACATACTGGTCTCTCGCTTTTTTTATTGCGGCAATTCGATGTCCTCCATCTACTGCAAGCAGATAGGAGAAGTTGTGAATATTGAGCTGGCCTGTCTCCCCATTGTCTGGTATAGGCTGAAACTCGCAATAGGAGGTGTCCTCTTCTTTGAGCAAAGTTGGGGGCAGTGGAATGGGGACGGCGAATAAAGCAGGGAAGAATTTGTCAGGCTGGATGATGTAATCGGCCATTCGCCTGACGGAGTTTCTATTCAGCCTGAGTACGGTTTGATCGACGCTCCCTTTCATGACGTCATCGCATTGCGGTTGGTCAGGCGATTTCATGATGTTGCTCAGTTCAATGAGATTGATAGCTGTATTGTAAAATTCACGTCCGTTCATTTCTCCCCTTATAGCTGGGAAGTGTGCGATGTTTCGTTTTTTCATAAAAGACATGGTTTTATCCTGTTTTAGGGTGATTATTCTTCTTCTTCTTCTTCTTCTTCTTCTTCTTCTTCCTCGAGTGGCCATGGAAGATTGTGAATGAGTATTTTAAGAGAGGGATGTTCTTTCTTGAGGCAAATATTGATACGTCTGATAAGATTTTGGCAAAGTGCTTCATCTCTATCTTTGTTACGCACCAAAAGATGGTCGAGCATGGAGTCTATCACCATGTTGGGATTTACTGAGCGGAGTATATGACCCATTAGCTCGTCCAAATCAACCTCTGCTTCTATTCCAATGTCCATTTTTTTCTCCTTGATTACATTGCCGTGACGCCATCGGTGACGTCACGGCTCGGTGGGATGGTTATTTGATTGCGCCAGCGGCTTCGAGCAGGTGCTTGTTTAGCTGGCGGCGGTATTTGTAGACCAGCTTCTGGCCATACACGGCTTGTTTCGGGGTCAGTGCTGGCAGTTGTGCCAGTTCGCCCCCAAAGCGAGCGTCGAACTTGGAGTATCCCATGCCATCCACGGCTTGTGCGCCATCGCAAAGGGCATGAAGCGTTTTGAGTCCCTGATGAATGGCTTTGACCATGGTAGCGTCCAGTGGTGTTGTCACGGCCATTGTGACCTCCTTTCGGGTGATAGAGACCGTGTCTTCGGGTGTGGGTATGGTGGGCAGTTTGGCATCTGCCTCAATGTCAATCTCATCGTCCAGTGCGCGGTCGATGATGGCCTGCTTGGCGATCAACTGCTTGGCGATCAGTTGATCCAGTGATCCTTCCAGTACCAAGTGTTGTACCAGCACAGAATCAGTCTGTCCGATCCGGTGTGCCCGATCCTCCGCTTGTGACAGGGATGCTGGGACCCAGTCTAACTCTGCAAAGATCACATGACTGCTGGCGGTGAGGGTGATCCCTACTCCAGCCGCCCTGATGTTACCGATGAAGACCTTGATCTCATCGTCGTTCTGGAAGGCATCAACGGCGTCTTGCCGGTCCTCCATCGAATCTGATCCGGTTAGGGATACTACGCCAATGCCTCGATCACTGATGTCATCTTTGAGACTGGCGATCACGTCAAGGTGATGGGCGAAAACGATAACCTTGCCCCCATTATCAATGGCATCAGCTATGTGATCACTCACATAGCTGACTTTGGCCAGTGCAGTCTCATGACGAGTTCGAGCCATGTCAGCAAAGGCGATTGTGGTGCCTTCGCGCAATGCGGCAACGGCTTCGCCGTAGACTGTTGGATCGTCGGATACTTTGGCCTGCTCGACGGCAGTCCTCAGCATAGCGAGTTGCTCTTCGTGGCTGGTCCAAGATTGCTGTTCGGCGTCAATCGCCTTGCTGGCCCCATTGCTGGGCAGTTCGATGATCTGGCGGCGTTTGGCTGGCAGGTCGGTAAGCACATCGGCCTTCAGGCGACGTACCAAGAATCGGGTGCGTAATTTTTCTTGGAGTTCGTCAAGGTTAGCGGCCCCAGTAAAATCCCAGCCCCAGCCGTTGTGCTGGGCGTTGGCATATCGCTTTGCGTAGGACATGAAATTGTTGAATTCGGCAGGGGCGAGATAGTTGGCCAATCCCCAGAGTTCGATGGGCCGATTGACAATTGGCGTTCCCGTTAACAGGATGCGCCGCTTGGCTTTCAGTGGATTGGTCTTCCATTCTTTGGTTTTGTATCGCCAATCGCCAAAGACCTGCTTGGTGCGCTGGGCTTTTGGGTTTTTCAGATAATGGGCTTCGTCAGCGATCAGGATATCCCAGTTACGTTTGCGCAGGGCGACTGAGTGCTTGGTCAGGATATCGTAGTTGATAATGACGATATCGGTGCTGGGATAGTCCGATCCTTTAGCGATCCCGATGGTCAGGTCTTTGTTGACCAGCCATTTCTCCGCTTCGCGTTGCCAGTTGAGGCGTAGAGAGGCAGGTACGATGATCAGGATATTCGTGGCCTTGGGCGTAGAGTTGATAACGCCCAGTGCCTGTATTGTTTTCCCCAGTCCCATCTCATCACCGATCAGGACGGCATCCTTGCCCAGTGCATAGGCGATACCGGCCCGTTGGTAGGGCAGGTATTCGAGGCCATCAGGGGCAGGTATCTCGATATCAGATGTGGTTGCCGAAGACGATGCGTAAGCTTCTGTGCGATTCTCATCAGCAGAGGCCAGCACGGCCTTAGTCTCTGTGTTGGCGTATGCGCTCAACTTGGCGGCGATCTTGATATCGGTCGTGGACCAGACTTTCTGGCTGGGGTTCCAGCGAAATCCAGCCGCTTTTGGGACGGCACGTTCGTCGTATGTGGTGCGGCATACGTAGGTGTGTCCAGTTAATATGAGTTCCATTTTACATCTCCTTTGGTGGTAAGGGGGACACAAATTTAATGCAAAGGGCATATAATTGTCAACTAATAATAATTGTCAACTAACAAAAGATGACTTCGCCAAACAGGGCAATTTCCATGAATGTATCGGCGGTGATCACGTCATCATTTTCATCGAGAAAATCTTTGGCATGTTGCTGGATTGCGGCATTATCGGACAACAGAAACTTGTTCAGCCCTGCCAAAACGGCGTCTTTGTCGAGCGTGTATTCCACGCCTGCACCATCTTCTATTTCATCGTCGATGACGACCAGTAGCGACCCTCCGTTCAGGGGGATGTCGCTGGCGTATTCTTGATCGCTTGGATCGCTAATGCGCCAGATGCCTGAGATCCATGGGGTTCCAGATTCAAGGGCAGTGCTGATGAGATCGGACACCTTCTTGGCAGATGGGCTGTTTGGGATGCTGGCCTGTTCGATGAATGCTTTTATGTCATGGGAGTTCATGAGAGCCTCTTTTTGGGTTAGGATTTTTTTGAAAAAAGAGCAGGGACCAGTGAATGCAAAAAATTTAGCAGTCTACGTGCAGTTAAAACAACATCTTATCATCAATCTGTAAATTCACTGGTCCCTGCTGGCACTTCCGATCATTCTTCGTTGCGAGCAAGATCTGCTTTCAAGTCACAAATGTCATGGAGGGCTTGTGTTATGGAGTCTGCGATCCAATCGCCTCTATCGGCGAAGCGTCTTTGTGCGTCCTCATATGGTTCGTCGAGTTCCCATACCATACCATCATCGGCAAAGATGACCAATGTTCCTTTGCCGCCCCTGATGGGCGAGATCGCCATTACGTGATCCGTGTTGACGGCGACATACTCTTTGCCTGAGTGTTTAAGGTTTGTTACGAATGCCATTTGGGTTCCTTTCTGGTTATTGCCGATCCCTTATTGGACGGGCAGGTGGAGGTATTTGCGGTGGTTGTTGCTGGGGTGACATCGGTGTCGGAATTCGTGCTTGAGAATGCCGTCAGTTTTCCATGTCCCCATGTATTGCCATGCCTCGTGTTGATTATACGCTACTGGATCTTCGCCAGTGGTAATCAGGGCCTCAAATGCCTGTTCGCGTTGCCAGTGCATGTCGTCCAAAGGAATGGCTGTATTGTCCCGACTAAGGCTTTTCATGATCATTTTTCCTTCGGTGCTGTTTCGGGAAGTAAAAAATACATATCGTCTTTGGTTTTTCTTAAAAGGTTTTGGGCCGTGTTGCAATCTTCAACTCGTCTTCGGTCTTTGCTCGTGTCGTATTTGAAGTAGCGGCGCATTGCTTTGGCGTGTTCGGACGCTATGTATTCGGCCACAATTTCGACCCATCCAATCGTGTCGTACTGGTTGGCCCATTGTATCTTTTTGGCAATCTCCATTCGCAAAACAGGAGATATGTCAGCGGTGACTAATGCGTGATAAAATTTTTTGCCGTGTTGTGCGATTTCGATCTCTTCTTCTGTTATGTCCGTTGCGATCCAGTTGAATGTCCTTGTTGTTTTTGGCATGATTGGCTCTCCTTGTCTTTATAATTCTATGTGGATAATGTTGGTGACGATGAGTGTGGTTTGGATGTGTTGTCCGTCTGGACCTCGATGCCGGTAGATGATGCGAATCTCGTCGTCACCGGCCTCGATCTCATAAGTCCAGCCACTGTCGAACCACGATTCGGGCGTGTCCAATGGTATGCTATCGGCCTGTAATTTTCGGACCATATCGACCTGTTCCTTCATGCGATACATTGCTTTGCCTCCTTTTCGACCAGTTCATGTGTTTCCAGCAGGTCAGCCATTTTATCGGTTTTGTTGGCCAGATCATTGAGTTGCTCTGTAACCATGGCGATGGCCTCTGCATCGGATTTGGGGTTTGTCAGGATGTGGATGAACACCGGAATGAATGGAGACCAGCGGACGGGGATGGATATTGTCTTTGGCATGATATGTGGTCCTTTTCTTTAGACGATAGAATTATTGATGATGACAGCGGAAATTTCGGTGTGTAATTCTTTGAGGTGACAGAGGTCCTCGTAGGTCACGATGATTTGATACTGGTCATCTTCGATGACTTCGGACGTGAGTCCGGAATCAGCGTCGAGGATTTGTCTCAATGTAACAGTCCCTTTGGGTGAAAATCTGTCTTTGCACATGGTGGTGTCCTCCCTTTTAAGCGTCAGTTTTGAGCCGCTTGAGCCGATTGTTGATCCAAATGTTTGGCCAGTATTCTTTGCCGTCATTATTTTCAGCGACTGGCGATCCGTTGATTTTCAGCGTCCCTTCAAAGTTTTTGATCATCCGCGTGACATACCTCAATGAGGCATGGGCATGATCCCATGGTCCGATTGGATCATCGCTTGTTTTTGGGTTTTGTGTAAAACCCATCTCTTCGGCCTCTTGCATTCGACCGTCGATTTGAGATTTGATTTTGCGTAGATCATGGAGATGTGACAATATCGACAATTCGATTCTGAGAATTTCGGTGACCTCCTCCTGAAGAAAAAACTTTGGATACATTTCTTTGATTTGGTCAAAAGGAAATTTGCACATGATGGACTCCTTTCCCCCGTGACGTCTCCGTGACGTCACGGGGCGGTGGATGGTGGATGATGGGTGTGTTTAGCTTATGGTTTCCTTCCAGCGTTGTTCCATTTCTTCTACGGCTAAGTTTTCGTCAGCCTTCATGGTGTCTCCTTTTCTGGTGGTTAGAGAGTTGTGTATAGTCCAGTGTATCTCTCGATCACATCGTGCATCATATCGACGTATACATTGTCTATGCATTCGAGCGCATTGTAGCCGCCCTTGGCGACTCGAGCGAACGTGATTGTGTAGGTATCATTGGGGTCCAATGATATCTCAATGCGATTCGCGTTGGAACTGTTTTTGCCGATACGGAATCGCAATCCATTGTCTGTGGCAACATAATCTTTAGCTCCGACCATGGCCGTAAACAGACGGCGTATATGCAATTGCTCAAAGATCATGTTTGCGATGGGGTGTTTGTCCATAGTGTTCTCCTTTTCTGGTGGGTGAGGTAAGCGTTACCCCCATTGCCCTTGCGGTCACCCAGTGACATTTGTCAGGTTCCTACGGGCAATGGGGGTGCTGTCTATCTGACAGCCGATGCAGATAGACAGCAACCACTGGGAATTCCGACCCAGTGGTTATGTGACGTTGAATCTGACCTTGGCAGAGGCGACATTATGCCTTTCGATTCGGGCAAGGTCTTCTTTTGTTGGAGGGCCTTCTGGAGGGCCGATGTCTGTGTGGCCCCAGACGACGACAAATCGCTGGTCGAGCAATCGCCATGACCGTTCTAAGTTGGCCCGGTCGCCCGTGGAGACAACCTCAGTCCACTTGCCGTGACCTCCTCCCATATCGGTCCAGCAGTAGATGGTGTTGTATGCCATGATGTGCTCCTTATGAGTTAACTGCCATGCATCGGCAATGGTGGTTGCTGTAATAGCCTTGCGTATAGTCTATGACGAGTTTCTTTTCGGCGTCTGGACATTGGTCGTGTCCGGCCTTGCATTTGTAGCAGTAGGGGTGACTTTTGGCGTGGACCCAGTGAGTGGCACAATTACATTCCCAGTGACTATCGGTCGTTTCCATGACTTTGTCAGGCTCAGGGGTGATCCTCCCATTAAAGTAGACGTTGTCCCAGATTTTGCTTGCTCTGGTCAGTAGCGGAATGATGGCTTCAAATGTGGCGATCTGGTCCTCTAATGTTTTGTAGGGGCTATCGGGCCTGCGCATGTCGTTGGATGTGAGATCTCTAAAGTTTTTGGCCACGCTGACTTGCATCCATTCAAGCAAATCTGTCATTTCCTCGACGATCTCCCCAAAACAGCCGCCCCACGCACTATTGCTGTCGTAGTAGTTGCTGGCTGACTTGCAGATCAGCCGAGTGGTCAGGTCCGCATAGTCTATCAGGAGATTGCTCTTTTCCGTCATGAGCTTTGACGGCTCATCGCTGGTGCCCCATGTGTTCCAGTCATGCTGGTCAATATCGTCCATCATTTTGGCTAATCGCCTGCGCATTATGGGGAAGTGTATTTTTGCCATGATCGTGTTAGCTTCCTTTCTGGTAGTGAGCTACTCAGCTCACTACCGTTAAGATTTAGTTCTACTTGCTGTATTTTTTAATGAATTCTTCCAATTCTTTTACTTCTTCTTGCGCTTCTTTTTGTGCCTCTAACCCTCGCTCTCCTAACAACATTTTTTCACAGTCCCAACCTTTGTTTCCACTGTACTTTCGCAATGTGAATTCAGCTTCTTCGACAAGGCGTTGGTCTGTAAAATCCGATGTTTCGTTGTATTTTTCTTCGGTTGCTATTAGTCCGTCTAATTCCCACGATAGCTCATATAGGTTTTCGGCGTCTATTACGATTTGTCTTTTTTTGTGGTCTGGTGTTGTGGGGGCAGGCGATTTATACACGCCCTTGCGAATGTTCATGATGCTCTCCTTTTCAGAGGGTCCAGTTGCTGGTGTCATCTTCAATTTGGACGACTTCATTTGTGAGCGAATCTCTAACGTCTCTAAGACTCAGATTAGCTTGAAATGTGTGCCCGATCTGATCCTCGACGGCCACATATTGATTGAGCAATTCCGGATTGGCACGACCGGCGATCTGCAACGCTTTTTTGGGAGCGAAAATACAGAACACACAACTCAATCGGCCCATGCCCAGATCGTATGCCTCATGATGTGGGACACCGGTGGATCTGATCCTTGACCATACGGTCTGGTCGGTCCATTTATGGATCGGCAACCAGTTGTAGACGGTGCGTTTTGTTTTGTTACTGGCTAATGTGTTGATCTCCCATACTGGCCGTTTTGCCCGTGCCGGTGATTCCTCTGCCCGAAACCCCAAGCAGTTGAGGATTTTGATTTTCCTCTTAAGGCCAGAGGCATTTAGCTCTCTGACCAGCATTGTGTAGACTCGATGGATCGGTGCGCGTTTATGGTCTGACGTGCACCATCGCTGACTGCTGGATGGCCATTTGCCCCGTTCGCAAGCTTGTTCAAGCAGGTCTCGTTTTTCGTTCTTGACGACGATGGTTCGCAGTCCATAATGCTCTGCTTGACGGTGGACCAGATCTTTAACTCCGGCCCATTCTGCGCGGCCCAGATCTGCA